GGCGGTCTTCCGCCAGTTGCAGCAGCATCAGGTCATAGCCCGATGCGTGGCGAACACTGCCGCCCTCGCGGGCGGCCTGTTCAGCCTGAACGCGCAGGCGATGCTGCCGTGCGGGACTCAGGCTCATGAATTACGCTCCGGTTTCTGCTGCTGCGGCGCTGAAGTCGCCAATCTGGATGTTTTCCACCAGTGCGGCGCAGCGGTAGTCCTCAACCACATAGGCTTCGTTAACGGATTCAAAGTTTTCAATCCGGTCACGTTTCGGGTTGTCGATAACTGAGCGGCGGCGGGTGTCTTCCTGCCAGTAGATGGACAGGTTATCCAGACGGGTGATCAGCAGTGCATTCGGCGGGAAGAACGGCGCACGCACGGCCTGCAGGCCACCCATGCGTTTCTGACTGATGATCATATCGGCAGCCAGTTTTTCACTGTTTTCCTGCTCTTTGTTGACCAGCGGGAAATACTTGTCAGACAGCAGTTCACGACCGCAAATCACCACCAGATCGTCATCGTCCTGGTAGACCACATCGATAAGCTCATTGACGGCATCCATCACCACGGCGTCCAGGTTGGCATATTCGCCACCTTTCCCGACTTTCACCGCTCCCGGTGTGGTTTCACCGCCCGTGGTGGTGCTGCCCATGACGTGATCCGGTGCATCTTCACGGATTTTCTGCAGCCAGCCTTTGTTCACATCCTGCAGCAGCGGGTTATCGCTACGGTTGGAGGTTTTCGCACGCTTCACGCCGTTAAAGCCGATCATGATGCGGTCCAGTGCCTGACGTTTCACGATGGCGTCACGGATGCGCACCTGGAAATCCTGAAACTTCGCCCACAGGTCCAGCTTCGCGTAGGTCAGCACCGTGTCAAAGTTGGTCTGCTCGCATTTATATTCCACATCGACCATCAGCGTCGGATCGACAGGTTCACGCTCTTTCGCGGTGGTGTCAGTGGTTCCGGCAATGGTGCTGCCAACTCCCAGCCCCAGCAGCTGACCGGACTGCTCAGTCACTGGCGTGACGTTAATCAGCGTCAGGAAAGCGGCGGACTGCTGGATCTGGTCTTCCAGCGTCTGCTGTACAGACGGCTCCACGGTGAACTTGCTGGACAGTTCTTCAACTGCCACACCGTTCAGACGCGCCAGCTGCTGCAGGTAAGCGTTAAAAGCAAAGCGGGTATTCTTCTTCATCAGGTTTTGTGCTCCATCAGCAATTGGTCAGAGTGTCAGCGGGGGCGTTACCGCCTGTTGCACGCTGGCGGTAGTCCTGGCGGCTGTCTTCATGACTCAGCTTGTCCACCAGTTCGTTAAAGGCGGTTTGCTGTGCCTGCAGGGCAGTCTCCAGCTCAGACAGGCGTTCTTCCTGCTCAGACAGGGATTTTTCGGTGCGTGCGCTCAGGTTCTGCTGCTCAGTGGCGACCAGCTCCACGGCCTTATGCACATCAGAGAACCGGGCGTCATCGGACTGCTCTTTTTTGGTAAACAGCGCCGTGACGCGGGCAAACAGGGACGTTTTGTCGTCCTGGACTTCTTCCAGTTCGATCACCGTTTCCTCTGCGGCGGTAAAAAGATTGGCGGGATTCTGCTTGCGGTTTGCCAGCGGGTTATGGGCTGCACTGGCGCTGAATGTCAGCATTTCAGTGCCCAGACTGGCAGGGTCATCAGTGGCAGCCAGGCCGACCAGGTAGGCTTTGCCCGTATCAGCGAACTTCGGGCTGACTTCCATAGAGGTGAATAATTTCTGGCCTTTTTTCACCAGTTCCACCAGGGACTCCGTTGGCTCAACGTCGGCATACAGCGCCATCTTGCCTGCCAGCGGACCTTCCGTGATTTCTTCAGCAAACAGCGCCGTCACCTTGCCGTAGCGGTTAAAGGTGCTGTCCGGCAGATAAGACTTGATGTGCTCAAGGTTAATCAGCGCGGTATACACCGCCGGGTTATAGCTGGCTGCCATCTGTTCCAGCCATTCACGCTGGATTTCGCGTCCGTCGGTGGTGGCACCTTCCACCCCGATGCGAAAACGCTTTGCTTTCACTGTCATGAGCCGTGCTCCGTTAGAAAAAACTTACTGGAGCCTTATGGTTGCGGTGATGGGGGCAGTGAAACAATGCGCGGTATTTGTACCGACAACCACACAAACCGCAGGCGGGGAAAGCCTTCATTCAAGGCTGTAGGTTTGTGCCATGAACACCACACTGACACCCGCAGATCTCGATCCCCGTCGGCAGGCCATGCTGCTGTACTTTCAGGGATACCGCGTAGCCCGCATTGCTGAAATGCTGGGCGAGAAAGTTGCAACCGTTCACAGCTGGAAAAAACGCGACAAGTGGGGTGACTATGGGCCGCTGGATCAGATGCAGCTCACCACCGCCGCACGCTACTGCCAGCTCATTATGAAGGAGCACAAAGAAGGGAAAGATTTCAAAGAGATTGACCTGCTGGCGCGCCAGTCGGAGCGCCATGCGCGGATCGGCAAGTTTAACAATGGCGGCAACGAAGCCGACTTAAACCCTAACGTCGCCAACCGCAACAAAGGCCCGCGCCGTCAGCCGGAAAAGAACGTTTTCACCGATGAACAGATTGAGAAGCTGGAAGAAATCTTCCATTCCTCCATGTTCAACTACCAGCGCCACTGGTGGGAAGCCGGAAAAACCAACCGCATCCGCAACCTGCTGAAGTCACGCCAGATCGGCGCGACCTTCTATTTTGCCCGTGAAGCCCTGATTGACGCCCTGCTAACCGGGCGTAACCAGATTTTCCTTTCCGCCAGCAAGGCTCAGGCCCACGTCTTTAAGCAGTACATCATCGACTTCGCCAAAGAAGTGGAGGTGGAGCTGAAAGGCGATCCGATGGTGCTTCCTAACGGGGCCACGCTGTACTTCCTCGGCACCAATGCCCGCACGGCCCAGAGTTACCACGGCAACCTGTATCTGGATGAATATTTCTGGATACCGAAATTCCAGGAGCTGCGCAAAGTGGCTTCCGGTATGGCTATTCACAAAAAATGGCGACAAACCTATTTTTCCACGCCATCCAGCCTGACACACAGTGCTTATCCGTTCTGGTCCGGTGCGCTGTTCAACCGAGGGCGCAGCAAAGCCGATAAGGTGGACATCGACCTGTCCCACAGCAATCTGGCCCCCGGCCTGCTGTGCGCAGACGGGCAGTACCGCCAGATAGTCACTGTGGAAGATGCGGTGCGCGGCGGCTGTAACCTGTTCGACCTCGACCAGTTGCGCATGGAGTACAGCCCGGACGAATACCAGAACCTGCTGATGTGTGAGTTCGTGGACGATCTCGCGTCTGTGTTCCCACTCAGCGAGCTGCAGGCGTGCATGGTGGACAGTTGGGAAGTCTGGACCGACTTTCATGCACTGGCGCTGCGCCCGTTTGGCTGGCGCGAAGTGTGGATCGGTTATGACCCGGCAAAAGGTACGCAAAACGGCGACAGCGCCGGATGCGTAGTGGTGGCACCGCCAGCCGTGCCTGGTGGTAAGTTCCGCATTCTTGAGCGTCACCAGTGGCGCGGGATGGACTTCCGCGCCCAGGCTGACGCCATCAAAAAACTGACCGAACAGTACAACGTGACCTATATCGGTATCGACTCAACCGGCGTTGGTCACGGGGTTTATGAGAACGTGAAAGCGTTCTTTCCTGCTGTCCGGGAGTTTGTCTACAACCCCAACGTTAAAAACGCTCTGGTACTCAAGGCCTACGACATTATCAGCCACCGCCGTCTGGAGTTTGACGCCGGGCACACCGACATTGCGCAGTCATTTATGGCAATCCGTCGCGCTACCACTGCCAGTGGCAACCGCCCGACCTATGAAGCCAGCCGCAGCGAAGAAGCCAGCCATGCCGATCTGGCCTGGGCAACAATGCACGCACTGTTTAACGAACCGCTGCAGGGCGAATCCGCCAATACCAGCAATATTGTGGAGATTTTTTGATGGGAAAGAGTAAGAAAAACCGCGCTGCGGCGACGAATCAGCTCAAGCATAAAAGCCAGACTTCAGCCGAAGCATTCAGCTTTGGCGATCCCGTTCCTGTTCTGGACCGCCGTGAACTGCTGGACTATGTGGAATGCGTACAGATGGACCGCTGGTATGAGCCGCCCGTCAGCTTTGACGGACTGGCACGAATCTTCCGCGCCGCCGTGCATCACAGCTCACCGATTGCAGTAAAATGCAACATTCTGACCAGTACCTACATCCCTCACCCGCTGCTCAGCCAGCAGGCTTTTTCACGTTTTGTGCAGGACTATCTGGTATTTGGTAACGCCTACCTGGAGAAACGCACGAACCGCTTCGGTGAAGTTATCGCCCTTGAACCGGCCCTGGCAAAATACACCCGACGCGGGTTAGACCTGGAAACCTACTGGTTTGTGCAATACGGTATGACAACACAGCCGTATCAGTTCACGAAAGGCAGCATCTTTCATCTGATGGAACCGGACATCAACCAGGAGATCTACGGCCTGCCCGGTTATCTTTCTGCCATCCCATCCGCTTTGCTCAACGAGTCCGCCACGCTGTTCCGCCGCAAGTATTACATCAACGGCAGCCATGCAGGCTTCATCATGTATATGACCGATGCCGCGCAGAATCAGGAGGATGTGAACAATCTCCGCAACGCGATGAAAAGTGCCAAAGGTCCTGGTAACTTCCGTAACCTGTTTATGTACTCTCCTAACGGCAAAAAGGACGGACTTCAGATTATCCCATTATCAGAAGTCGCGGCGAAGGATGAGTTTCTGAATATCAAAAATGTCAGCCGCGATGACATGATGGCGGCACACCGTGTGCCGCCTCAGATGATGGGGATTATGCCTAATAATGTTGGAGGGTTTGGGGATGTAGAGAAAGCCAGTTGCGTTTTTGTTCGTAACGAATTGATGCCGCTACAGAAACGGCTACAGGAACTAAATAGATGGTTGAAAGATGAAATTATCCGTTTTGCGACATACTCATTATGACGACAATATGTTCGCTGATCAGTAAAATATCAAGAAGGCCTCTTACAAGGCCTTCTTTTAGTTAGAATGCGGATTTGATTTTTTTCTCAAATGCCTCATATACAGGCTGGTTCATTTGGGCCGTTGCAGTAATAAGCTGTGAAAAATTTGATATACAATCTTTAACTTTTGTAGGACTTTTCAACCCTCCTTCAACCAGTGCAGGCAGCAACTGATTACTTAAAGCCAGACACACATCTACAATTGGCTCCCAAATACTTTCAGCCTGAGAAGGAGAGACCGTACTTCCAAACGAAACTCTAAATAAATTAGGAACGGGACGGCCCAAAAAGTTTTCCAAACATTCGGCAATAGCCGAGCACAATAAAGGTATTGAACCACGATGCCTGAGATATCCCAATTGAGCGCTATCATTTTTTGAAAGAGTATCTTTCTTTGCCAAAGCTATTTTCTTGTTCTCAATACACCGCATGAGAGAATACGCACAAACAATATGTGAAGCTTTTGTACTGTCATTAAAAATCTTAGAATAATGAGAGTCATTAGTCCAAATTGCAGATCGCTGATTATAAGCTACCGTCGGCTCTCCATGGAAACTCATCAAAGCTTGACCAACAGTATAAGAAGGCAGTAGATTAGTTTTTCGACGAATGACACTTTCAGCACCTCCTCGTCTTCCTCCATCATATTCAGCATCAGGAATAGAAGCAAATTCATTTTTAAGTCGTTTTTGAATTTTGTCTGTGCTTCTGAAATCAGATGCTTCAACTTTATTCTGACTGTTATTATACTGAATTATATTCTGAATTAGATCAGCATCCGCATCTTTGACTTTTATAAATCTAGCTTGGACTTTAACTGATTCTGGAGGTAATCGTGGCAGCGTTCCTAAAGCACCTGTTGTCTGTGCCCCATTAACTATTGACATCCCTCTGATTTCAAGATTCTTTGATGCTTCATTGAATTTATATTCATGAACCAAAACAGTTACGCCATTATTGTATGCCCAAAATTCTGATGCTGAATTTTCCGCACTGTTACGGATACCATTATTGATATTTGAATCAGATGACCTTGATCCAAGGTAGTCTCTAACATTTGCTGAAAATATTTTTAATTTATGCTTTTTGTACGCTCTAGCTAAATCTCTTCCCTGAATGGTAGTACAGAATGCATTCCAATTATCTCCTTTTATTTCATAGCCACCATCACTGACTTTAATATTGAAAATCTCATCAACCAGTATTGGTGATAGTGATTCACTATACCATTCCGTCAACTTTTCAGTGCCTACTTCCATTGCATGCACTTGTATTTTAGCATCTTCATAATCATGTTTTAAAATAGTTGTTGCTGTCTGCTGAACCGTAATTAGCTCTTGAGCCACATTTGTTGAAGATGGTAAGTTATGAACATACCAAACGTACAGAGTTTTAATTTTCCCTTGTTTGATTGATGTCCGTATCTGTTGAGCAGAAGATTTTATTCTATCGGGTACATCATGCAAATCTCTTTGCAGAAGCCATGCTAAAGCAATATTAAGATCACTCGCTTTATTTGCTGGAGCTTCCTGTCTATCTTTGCTTGAGAAATAGCATTGAGCAAGTACAGCAAATTCTTCTTCTTCATTAATATACACAAGGTCACATTTCTTATCGTCATGTCCATCGGTAATGGACTCTGCTGCGACACTATCAATGTCATCAATTCTGAAATGTAATGCTAACGCAAACAAAGCCAGTCCATTATCACCATACGATTTCAAATCTTCTCTTGCAGAATAGGCTTGGTTCCAGGTACTCATTATCACTCCTTAGTAATAAAGTTTTAGCGAAGGTTATCTCTAAGAAGGTACATTTTCAATTCCATTTATCCCTCCAGCGCGCGCTCGTATCCCCGCCACGCCTGCCCGCTTTTTGTAGCGATTTTCATGCAGGTGCATGACATAAGCAAAAGCCCACCAGAACTGGCGGGCCTCAGCAAAAACGATCCTCAAACGATCATGCATATTCATGCGGCATAGTCATGCAGTGACTTTGGTCTGGTCAGGCGTAGAAAAATCTTCGAAAGATTTATAAGTTTCAGTATCAAATATTGAAATACTCTCAACCTGATCCATTGGGATTACATGCCTAAAATGATTTAAGTTCAGTGGAGTTGAGTCTGCTGTAATATTTTTACTAAGATAAAGTTCATAGTAACGATGCTGCTCATGGTATCTGAGCGTATCTTTATCACGATAACCACTGATGTATGGTATGAGAGCCAGATGCTGAGTTTCCTGATGCTCCATCCGAGGAGCAGCTACGTAACCAATGTAAACTTTTCTGGATTTTAGCGTAACAAAGATGAGCTTATCTTCATCTATAGCCTGAACTAACAGTGACTCAATTCCATCTTGAGCTGCCATCTCGCGATATGCAGATTGACGAATCTCTTCGTTTTCTATTGCTCTTCGCGCATTGTTACCTTGGTCATAAGCAATAAACACCGCAAGCAGCATAGACAACACAAAGAACAATGGGTAAGACATTATCTTTACGTCTGTGAGCCATGAATAAAAGTCCACATGTAACTTAGGCCAAAAATAACCAAAAACATTGATAACTGAGCTTATAACTAGCAAGGTAACGAATGTAACAGCCATCAGAGTAAACCCCTGAATAGCAAACTTACAACCATGCATAGCTACGTAAAAATAGGAATTCCAACCATTACTTCTTGCTTGCCTGATGCGGGACTGGTAATGATTTTCGGTGTACCAGAACCCGCAAACCAGGACGACCATGATAACTAAGGGTCCCATTCCTCATCCTTGTCGTTTTGCAGCCAATTCTTCCATTCTGGCACGCATTGATTCACGTACCTGCTTATTGTTCATGTTTAAGGTCGCCGCACCATTAGCATCTGTGATAATTTTACTATTATCAGACTGTTGCACATCCTGACGGATGACATCCTGCATAATCTTACCTGGTGCAGAGAGAATTTTGCGCAGAAGTTCAGACATATTTTCCTCCTTATGCCTCAAACGCCACGGATTGTGGTGCATGGAAGCTGTCATCTTATGATTATAAGACAACAAAAATACGAAACTATTCGAAGAGTGCTACGTATTAACCTATTTACATATCACCCTGCAACCAATTTATCCATAACTAACGCCTCGCACGGCTCGTTGCTCAACCTTGCGAACGGTAAAAACCAGTTTTATCGTCCGCAACGTTCCCTAATGTAACCAGCTGTCGTCTTCCCACACCTTCTGCATAATTTTCATCACTTGCTTCCTTTCTTCGTCCAGTTGCAGTCCGGTCAGTTCCACACCGTTAGAGCTACCTTTGCGAATACGAATTACCGTTTTGGGATACAGGGGGCGCAGATTGCGGTAAAGCTCGGATTCAAGGGCGTCCAGTGTAGACTGGCTAATCTTCTGCTCTTTATCGATCATTATTTCAATGCGCATAAAAGTCACCTCAGCTGATGACATCCATTGAGCGGTTGTATTCGTGGGTTCTGATTTTTGCCATGAGTTCATCTGTCAGTTCAGAAACCCACTGCAGAGCCAGCCCCTTCTCTTCATCACTACACTCACTAGCCGCTACAAGCTTAAGAAAAAAATCAATGCGCTGGAGCTTCAAAGACTCCAAAAAATAGTCCTGCATCTTTCCTCCTATGACACCAAAGCAACACTGTATACATAATCACTGTTTATATTTACAGTATATAATAATATTACTGATGTAAAACGTTTTTTTACGTTCATCAGCCTGATATGCCTGGTATTATTAAGAGCACGAATTGTTAACCTGCGTAATTAATACAGGTTCCGCCACTTATCATCTTCCTGCAAACGCTGGTTCCGATAGAAGATACGCAGGCCTGCTCCTGACGGAATACTGCCACCACGTAGGAGTAAATCGACCTCTTTCTCGCTGCCATCAAATCCTCTGGACTTCAGCTCATAGACGAGCTGCTGTCGCTGATGATCTGTAATTCGCTGTTTGTAGTCTTTACGCCGTTTCAGCTTAACTAGGCGTAACCTTGCTGCCAGTTCCCGGCGCTCTTTTTTGCTCATACTGTGCAGGTAATCGTGCAATTCCTTGTCATCCATGCGGGTAATGTCCGTTCTGGTGTCCCCATCAGCTGATTTATCTTTATCCTGTTGGTTCAAATTTTCAGCAAGGGGACAGTTATTGCCACGAGTCCAAGGGGCGCAAGCGCCCTGGTCGGCTGCCGCCTCCTGAACGTCAACGGCTTTACGAACCATTTTCCACTTTACTGCATGAGTGCAGATCTTGCCCTCTGCAATGGGTGACCAGATGCCATAAATACGAATGCCGTGATCGCCATAGGCGGTCGGCTCTTCGTTGATTTCATAAGCGGTTCTGATGAGGTGATATTTACGGGGAACCAGTACGCCGCCCTGCTTCATGATGTAGGTGGCAAAACAACCAGCATCAGCAGCAGCCAGAATGGCATCAAGACGCGGGTTATCCAGTACCGGCGCACCTGCTTTTTTGTCACCCTGTTGCCTTGCCGCCTGACCAGCCAGCAAGCGAAGTTCACGGTAAGCCTGACGCCCCGGAATACCAAAGAAGCGGAATTGCTGAACACGATGCAGAGACGCCCAGGCATTCACGTATTCAGCGTTATCACGCAGAGATTTACCCGTTTCCTTGCTGATCTCGCCAGCCAGACCACGACCGTCAATGTTCTTACTGATATATTTCGCGATGTAGCTTGTCGGCGTTCCTTTGCGCGGGTTAATCAACTCAGACTTAAAGCGCGGCCCAGTGTTATTGCCCAGCTCCTCGCGGTCTTCACGGATGGCAAATTTACGCAGTAATGCAGTGATGGCACGGCGGTCTTTTTTGCGCATGAAACACAACAGGTGCCAGTGAACTGTGCCATCATGATGCGGCTCAGCCACCCGCACGCCATACCAGCGCAACCCGGCTTTGTGCATCGCCTTACGAAATGCAGCAAACATGCCGACCAGATAATTGCTGCTTTGTCTTACCGTCGCGTTTGTCCAGGTCGGGTTTGGTCTGCCGTTATTTAGCGTGGAATGGAAACGCGACGGACAGGTGATAGTGTAGAAAACGGCGCAGTCACCGCGCATTTCCGCGATAAGCTCCAGACCTTTAACACAGGCCATCATCTCATTGCGGCGATGCGCAGGGTTGCTGCTGCTGGCGTTTACCACATCCTCCATGTCCAGCGTGTCGCCGTCTTCGTTCACCAGTTCATGAGAACGGAAAAACTCCAGCGACTTACGGCGCTGCTCACGTTTATGCATCACGGCTTCATAGCTGACATAAGGAGATGCTTTTTTGCTGACCAGGCAAACAGCGCGCAACTGCTCTTCCCGCCATTCGCAACGCATCTTCCATAATTTCCGATACCACCAGTCGGCGCACAACATACGCGCCAGCGAACCCGGAATGAGTTCATAGGGCACGGGTTTACGGCGGTTTCTTTTCCGACGGAGTTGCTCAAACGCAGGTGGGATGACATCCAGACGCAGGGTTTCCGCTGCCACCTTTTCCCATGTCTTGCGGATTTCTTCTGGCTTAACGTCATCGGTGGCATACAAATCACCACAAGCTGCATCAAGGCACATACTCATATGCGCAGCTACCAGGGTGGACAGGCGTTTCACCTGATCCTGACTCATTTCAGGCAGGATCAGCAGGCCGTCCAGCCCTTCATGGCTTGCCATAAAGCGAAAAGATGCAGATAGCTGACTGTCGCGTACATGCTCCAGTCGTTCCAGACATGGCTTAATCGTCTCACGTAAATAGCGGGAATAAGCCTTTGGCCTGCCCAGGCTGCTGAAGTATTCAATACGTTGCATCAGCGGCTTGCTGATATGGGAAGGCTGGGCGTTGACGTCCGCCAGAATGACCATGTCTGAATTAAAACGCTGCTGCTCATGCGCCAGCTTTGCCCGGCTAATGAGCTTATCCTGCTCCATTTCGCGCTGGACAGGATCACGTGATTCATTAAAGAAATAACGCTCCCAGACCTGATCACTCAGTGCCTCGCGGCGCAACTGTTCCTGCTCGTTATCGGCAGCGTACAGAGTGATCAGGTTTGAAAGCGTAGAAACCGGCGCAACTTCCGCCGGGTCCAGATAAGGGTTAATGGCCTTTTTCGGGCTGTTCCATGAGAATGCTGCGGCAGCCTCGTTAAAGCCGCAGCAGTTGTTCATATCGGCATGACTCATGCACGTACTCCGTACACGGCAGAACTATCCACGCCACGCGAATAATCAAATCCCATCCAGCAGCGCGGCCCGGAAACAGCAATGATTTCTGTTGCTGATTTACCCTCGCCAGCTGCCACACCGATGCTGCGTTTTACCTTGATATAGTGGTGAGTAAAATTGCGATACAGCGAACGGATCAGGGATGTGTCACTGTTAGAAACAATGACCGGATGTCCTTCTGATGACCGATGTTCAAGAACGGATGCCAGGTGATGCTGGTCATCTTCAGTGAAACCATCAGTGTGATAGCCGGAAAACGTACCGTCATATGGCGGATCGCAATACACCACATCTCCCGCCTTCAACATCGCCAGCGTTTCATCAAAGCTGGCGCAGATAAACGTTGCTCGCTGGGCTTTTTCTGCAAATGTGCGAAGTTCTTTTTCAGGGAAATACGGATTTTTATAATTACCGTAGGGAATGTTGAAATGCCCGCTCTTGTTATAGCGACATAAACCACGGTAACCGTGACGATTGAGATACAGGAAATATACCGCTTTCATGAAATCAGTAATTTCAGTTGAGTAGTTAAACTCCTGCCTTATGTTGTAATAAGCCACCTCCCTGTTTGCGATCTCAAATAAAACTCTGGCGCGAGATATAAACGATTCACAATCAGCGGCAACCTTTTTATAGAGGTTGATTAAATCAGGATTAATATCCGCAACCAGATAGCTGGGATAATCCGTTTCCATCATCACAGCACAGGAACCCGCGAAAGGTTCAACCAGTCGCGGGCCAGCAGGAAGGTATTTTTTCAGTTCTGGCATAATGGCGGTTTTATTTCCCGCCCATTTCAGGATGGTGCTCATACAGCACCTCCGTTGTAATGTTTGCCTTTCAGTTCTGCGATTTCCTGACAGGTAATGCAAAGCTGCACTCCCGGAATGGCGCGGCGTCGTGCTGGCGGAATTGGCGCTTCACATTCAATGCAAAGTACGCGTGACACGCCCGGTGATTTGGCACGGGCTGCACGGATATGGCGCTGGCGTTCTTCTTCAACGCGCTGCTGTACGAGATCCATTGCATCAGCCATTAGTGGATCTCCTGCGCTTCGTTCTGGATTGCTTCAGCAGTCACGCGCAGCAGTTCTGCCGCTTCCACGTGGTTTAGCTGGCGGGATGAGATATGACACGCCAGGCTATCAAGGCGAGCAGCCATTGCTTCAGCCCTTGCCCGGCGTTCTTCCAGACGAGCCTCTGTCAGTAAAATATTAAGCCCTGCGTCATCCGGTCCGGTTTTAGTCGTGAGGGTTTCAATATTACGCATAATCAATTCTCCTGAATTTAGATAAAGGGATGCCCGGCGGGTTTACGCCATTAATTTCATTAGTTGGTTAATTCGGCATGGTTAGCCGTCTGGGAAATAAGCTCACCACTGCACGAAAATGATTCATTGCTTTAATCAGCTCCCGCTTTTCGTCAGTGGTCAGCTCATTAATGCTGATGCTATGACGTTCAGCTGGAATTTTTGCCATAAAGAATATGGCAGCCAGTGCCCGTTTATTTTGTTCATTATTGATATCCCGTGGATCACGCATATCTTTAATAAACCGCTCAAGCTCTGACTCAATATTCAGGCCAAAAACTTTCGCCCTTAACTCCGCAATGTGATTAAGTCCATTCAGGCGTTCACCGGGGCTTAATGGAACAGTTGCTGCAGCGCCATTAATTGCCATACTTCATATCCCCCAAACGCAGCTATCGTTCTTTGTTCTTACGGTAACGCTCAAGAGGAGATACATTTTTTCGTATCGTCTCTTTAACCTGCTCTCCCCGTAAAAACGTCCCATCCTTTAACGTGAAAAAGTAACTGCCATCGCCCGACAATGACGGATAGCAACAGAGCAAATCATCTTCAGGTACTGAATAACTCTCCCCTCTGTAACGAAACTGATAAACCACTTCACTTTCTGCCGCATACATTTGGACTTTCTCCGTTTCCTCGTGGTCAATTCAGACAGCAATTCATCTTGTGAATGACATGGATGCCAGCGTTTTCCATCCTCACCCGTGATCCAGCCGTGACCGTAGTGCATTGCCGGGCTTTGTTTTACCAGCAGCGATGCAAATGATGGTTCTTTCGTCAGCATAAACACCTCACAGCAAACCGAATGAAGCACCAAGGCCAGTCATGGTATCAACTGCACTCGCCATCGCAGGATTAGCCTGTAAACGGGCTTGCAATGAAACAGCAGCCAGCGCCATCAGTCGTGTTACAGAGTTAATGCTGCTGATAGCATCACGACGACCGGCACTAGTTTTTACATCACCAGATACCGCACCTGCTGCAACACGCCCGATCTCTGCAGTTGCGCTCATGACGTAATGCGGCAGTTTCTCTTTTGCTACCTCATTAATCGGTACACATGGCAGACAATGAATCTGTGCCAGAAAACCATCTACCAACGTTGAATCTTCAGTCAGATCGGTAAGCAGCCAGATTTCTGGTGCGGTTAATAAATGAGGTTGAGCTGGGTTCAGCTTGTTCCGCAGAATCTGCACATTCATGCCCGCACGTTCTGCCAGTTGCACCAGATTGTGGCGCAGTGCGAATGCACGACAGGCTTCATCAAAATGTGGATGTTTGGAAACTTGGTAATCAAACATGGTCGACACCTCTGATGTATCCCAAAATGGAACTAGTTGAATACAACATTGCAATCAGTAAGTGCATCAACGGTAAGAGCAGCAAGGTTGATCATTACCTTTTCTCTTTTCTTGTCTTTACGAAGACGATGCCGAGGAATGCGACCATCCGCCAACATATCGTTGATTGTGTCGATTGAAAGACCAGTAAGTTCGCTATAACGCTCGATTGTGACGTGTGGCGTATTCAGAGTTATTGAAATGTTAGGGGTCATGATGCAACATCTCCTATTGGCTTGTGGTGAGCCTGTAGTAATCGTGACAAGTACCCAATTGGGTACAAAACTGATACTAGGATCGCAAAAGAGATATGTCAACATCAAAGTACCCAAGTGAGATCAAAATAAATCCCAATAAAGGTGGTAAGGCTGCGATTGAGCGATTAGTCGAAGCCTATGGCTTTACGACACGACAGGCTTTAGCTGATCACTTGGAAGTATCAAAAAGCACACTAGCGAACAGGTATTTGCGGGATACATTTCCTGCTGACTGGATAATCCAATGTGCTCTTGAAACAGGAACCTCCCTCAAATGGTTAACTACCGGACAAGGCCTTAAGCAAAGCTCGCTGACAGCAGCTACAGAAGAGCTTGTTAAGTTTCGCCTTGCCGCAGGCAAAATGATTGAAGACGGTTCATATGTCTTCGATTCATCATTTCTTCCTGCAAACCTTTCATCACCAATTGTTGTTCAGGATGGACTCGTCACATACATTTGTGATCAAAAATTTTCTGAAGTACTTGATGGAAACTGGTTAATCAATATCGACGGAACCTATTCCATTCGAAAAATCACAAGGCTTCCTAAAGGAATGATTAAAATTACAACAGCAGAGAATAGCTTTGAATGTGCATTTTCTGATATTGAAGTGGTTGCTTGTATAAGAAGTACAATAGTCTCGAATTAATATAGTAAAAGGATTTTAAAATGAATTCATTTGCCATCGTTATACTCTTATTAGCATTTCTCGCCCCTGTTCTAGCTGTAATATTATTTAAACAAAGTAAAAAACACAAAGCGGCTATAGATAACCTGACAGCTAACAACATAGCCCTTTCTAACCAACTGATTGAAAATCAAGAAAAACTAGCACAGACCGTACGAGAATTATCAGAGCTTGAAGGGCGAGCAGCACCATTGTGGCAATACGAAGAATTGCACAGCGCAGTAATGGATGCAGAGAATAAGATAAAAAATGCGGACTCAATAGCCAAGCAAAAAATAGATGAAGCCCAAATTAAGGCGGCTAAAACAGTAAACGAAGCAAATTATCAAGCTCAGATGACAATAAGCAACGCTAATAGCGAAGCTATAGCAATCACCAAAGACGCTCGCGATGCACGCCTGAAAGCCAAAGAACGTCTTGATAATGCTAATAATAAAGCAAATGAGCTAATCTCAAATGCTAATGACAATGCAGTAAAAATTATTTCTGATGCAGAAGAAAGAGCAAAGGAGATTGCTGGTTCAGCATATGAAGCTAAAGAGTTTGCAGAAAAATATGAAGCAGTTGCAAAATCAATGAAAAATAAAATTGAAGGTTATGGTGATGAATGGATCATCCCTAACCGTAGTGTACTTGATGAGCTGGCAGAAAATTATGAATTTACAGATGCAGGCAAAGAATTACAAAAAGCCAGAGAGTTAACCAAATCATTAATAAAAACTAATAAAGCTGCTTCGTGTGATTATGTTGAGCAAAACAGGCGTAATACTGCCATAAACTTTGTTTTGGATGCCTTCAATGGAAGAGTTGACAGTATTTTATCAAAAGTCAAACACAACAATTTTGGAAAACTTTCCCAAGAAATAAAAGATGCATTTCAACTAGTAAATTACAATGGCTCTGCCTTTAGGTCCGCAAAAATAAGTGACATCTATCTTCAGGCAAGACTCAACGAGCTAAAATGGGGTGTAGCAGTTAATGAAATTATGCTCGAAGAAAAAGAAGAGCAAAGAAGGATTAAAGAACAGCTTCGTGAAGAGGAAAGAGCTCGTAGAGAATATGAAAAAGCGATAAAAGAAGCTGAAAAAGAAGAAAAAGCTATTCAGCAAGCTATAAATAAAGCAACGAAAGAACTTATGCTTGCAAATGAAGAACAACGCTTAGCTTTAGAGCAAAAAATAGCTGAACTACAGTTAAAATATGAAGAAGCTGAAGCTAAAAATCAACGAGCTATTTCTATGGCTCAACAAACCAGATCAGGCCACGTCTATATCATTAGTAATATTGGTTCATTTGGCGAAGATGTATATAAAATTGGAATGACACGCCGCCTTGAACCACTTGATCGTGTTCGTGAACTCGGAGATGCTAGTGTTCCTTTTTCGTTCGATGTTCATGCGATGATTTATAGTGATGATGCACCATCATTAGAAAACCATCTGCATAAAGTTTTCAACGAAAAGCAGGTCAATAAAATTAACTCACGAAAAGAGTTTTTTAACGTAAATTTAAAAGAAATCAAATCAGTTATTGAAGACATGAACATCAACGCCCACTGGACAATGTTTGCAGAGGCGAAAGAATATAGAGAGTCTCTATCTATTGAGCAGGAGCGCAAAGCAGCCACTTCCGCCAACGATGAACTACATGTTGCTTAGCAATGTATGTTTCATAGTAATCACACATTGATTACTGGTTACATATACAGTTAAATTTAGCCCTCTGATATGAGGGCTTTTTATGGCAGTACGAAAACTAACCACAGGGAAATGGCTTTGCGAATGTTACCCCGCCGGACGAAGTGGGCGTCGTGTGCGTAAACAATTCGCTACCAAAGGCGAAGCACTGGCTTTTGAGCGCCACACGATGGAAGAAACCGAAGCAAAGCCCTGGCTGGGTGAATCAGTGGATCGTCGAACACTGAAAGACGTGGTTGAGCTATGGTTCAAACTACATGGTAAATCTCTGACAGCTGGGCAGCATGTCTATGACAAATTGCTGTTGATGGTTGACGCTCTGGGCAATCCTCTTGCAACCGATCTCACCTCTAAAATGTTTGCCCACTATCGAGATAAACGCCTGACAGGCGAGATCTACTTCAGCGAGAAATGGAAGAAAGGAGCAAGCCCGGTCACCATTAACCTGGAGCAAAGCTATCTAAGTAGTGTTTTTAGCGAACTATCCCGTCTGGGCGAATGGTCGTATCCGAACCCACTGGAGAACATGCGAAAATTCACCATCGCAGAAAAAGAGATGGCATGGCTTACCCATGAGCAGATTGTTGAATTGCTGGCTGATTGCAAACGTCAGGACCCAATTCTGGCACTGGTAGTTAAGATATGCTTAAGCACAGGCGCACGCTGGCGTGAAGCCGTAAATCTTACCCGCTCACAGGTGACCAAATACCGAATTACCTTTGTCAGAACGAAGGGGAAGAAAAACAGAAGCATCCCTATCAGTAAAGAGCTTTACGAAGAGATCATGGCGCTTGATGGGTTCAATTTCTTCACAGACTGCTATTTTCAATTTTTATCCGTGATGGAAAAAACGTCTATCGTGCTCCCTCGCGGTCAACTCACACACGTTCTGCGCCATACGTTTGCGGCGCACTTCATGATGTCGGGTGGAAACATTCTGGCCTTACAAAAAATTCTCGGACACCACGATATAAAAATGACTATGCGTTACGCACATCTGGCACCGGATCATCTAGAAACGGCGCTCCGTTTCAATCCTCTGGCAACGCTGCCAAGTGGCGACAAAGTGGCGGCAGCGGTTGGCATTACCCCGTAATAACCACCACTGACCACCAACCTAACTTATTGTTTTTAACCTAACTTATTGTTTTCATTAACCCGTTTACATAAATGGGTTTTTTGTTATCTAAAACTTATCTACTACCCTGCAACCCTCTCAACCATC